AGCGGGAGCCGAATCACAACACCATTATGCCGAAGTTATAGACGATGCTCTTAACGACGAAATAAGGTGGAGGGATATCGTAACTAACAACTACGGATTAGCAAGACGCTTTGACCGTAAAAAAGTAGCACAGGAATACATTGACTTCATCAACGACAAGACGTTAGGTGAGACAGGAAAAGAGACTACAGAGCTTATCGACGCAATGCTCAATAAACTAGACTTCTTTGGTATTTGGCAAGCAAGAATGGGATACATGGTATGAATCATTTTTTAGTAAGGAATGTAAGCGAAGCTCTGTTTCGTGCGCAGGAAGCAATTAGGATACAGGGTAGGGATGTTCAAACAAGGAATGGCAAAGCCTACGAGTTCAAAGGTCCTGTAGTCACAACCTATACACACCCCCGAGAACGTGTGTTGTTTTACGAGGAGCGTGATGCTAATCCGTTTTTCCACTTCATGGAATCCATGTGGATGTTGGCAGGGCATAACGATGTCGATTGGATACTACAGTTCAATGGTAGGATGAACAACTACAGTGACGATGGTGTTACGTTTCACGGAGCTTACGGTTACCGATGGCGTACATGGTTCAACAAAGACCAGCTTGAGATAGCCCAGCACAGACTGCTTACCTATCAAAACGACAGGCGTACCGTAGTTACAATGTGGGATCCTACTACTGACCTCAACAAAACTAACGATGGCAAGGATTACCCTTGCAACACGCAAATCTTCTTTGAGCTACGCGATGAGACACTAGCCATGACAGTGGTCAACCGTAGCAACGATATGATATGGGGAGCATATGGTGCGAATGCCGTACATATGTCCTTCCTGCAAGAATACATGGCTCAAATGATTGGCGTAGGGGTAGGGCGTTACACCCAGTTTTCCAACAATCTACACGCTTACGCAGAGCCTCTACAGAAGCTGGAAGGTATGCACCCGCAATACCACCCCTACGAAGCGTTAGATACGTCTGAAGCCCCCCCATACACCGCCTACGAGTCTCCGGAACTTGTTACCTACCCAGATTGTTTCGACCAAGAGTTGGAACACTTCATGCAGGGTGAATGGGAAGATCCCACCGACCACGAGTACAAAAACGAGTACCTCCGCTATACCGCTGTCCCCATGTTTATGTCATGGCGGCTGTGGAAAGAGGGGGATAAAGAAACTGCTGTTTTATTATCCATGACTATACAAGACCTAGCTTGGCAAAAGGCTTGTAGTGAGTGGTTCATGAGGAGAATGTAATGAGCATACAAGAGCATTATGAAAAGGAACACGACGTAGATTACATCAAAGGCCCAACGAGTGATGTAATAGAAATATGTGGGCAAGTAGCAGACATGGACGTTGTTCATCTAACGCTTGCAGAGAAGAGCTACGGAGATAGCTGGAAGAGGCGTGGTGGTGTGGGTGCGTTCATGATGCTGGCTCGTAAATGGGATAGGCTAGAAAACCAAGTCAGCCGTTTGGGTTGGGATGTGTTCAAAGCCTGTACTGAAGATACAAGGCCAGAAGGTGTGATCGATGACATTCGTGATCTGCGTAGATATCTTACACTGGTGGAGGCAGAGCTATTGAGGCAAGAACGTAATGGTAAGATCTCTTGACGATAAGGTAACGGCCGTATGCGAATGCGGTTTAGAAAAGAGAACAACAACGTACAGAACACTCAAGAACAAGTGGCCTGTTTGCTCGTGCAAACAATCAATGAAGGTAAAGTCGCTTAAGACACCAAAGGAAGAACACGATGCAGTTACCAATGTTTCAACCGCCAACGGAATGGGTGATGCCTGATGGTTATCCTGATCTTAGTTCAGCTAAAACAGTAGCCATAGATTTAGAGACAAAAGACCCTAACCTCATTACAATGGGGGCAGGTTGGGCAAGAAAAGATGGACATATCATTGGGGTTGCTGTAGCAGTTGATGGCGATCAGTGGTACTTTCCTATTAGACATGAGATCGGCCCTAACTTCGATCCCAAAATGACACTAAGGTGGCTACAAGATGTCTGTTCGATTGATCGCGACTATGTGTTCCACAATGCTCCTTATGACGTCGGCTGGTTGCGCTGTGAAGGTGTGCAGATACGAGGCAGAATCGTTGATACAATGGTCGTTGCACCTCTGCTCGACGAAAACCGTTTCTCCTACGCCCTCAACGCTCTCGGACGAGATTACCTTCAGGACAGAAAGTCAGAAGCTCATCTCAGAGAAGCAGCGGCACAGTTTGGAGTCAATGCAAAGAGCGAGATGTACAAACTCCCAGCCGCTCATGTTGGCGAATACGCCGAACAAGATGCCGCCCTTACACTGCGCCTCTGGAAGCACTTCCAAACCTTAATCGTTAAAGAAGACATCAAGGACATTGTAGACCTTGAGTTCCGCATCACCCCTATGATTGTAGCCATGCGCGAGCATGGTGTTCCGGTCGACTTAGCAAAGGCTGAGAGGCTGAAGGAGGACTTGCAACGTAGGGAAGATAAGCTGGTAAGGGAGATAAGGAAGTTATCTGGTGTAGCAGTCGACATCTGGGCGGCTGAAAGCGTCGCCAAGGCATTTGATGCGCTAGGCTTACCCTACCCCAAAACAGAAAAGACCCAAGCACCCTCGTTCACCAAAGGGTTCCTAGTAAACCACGACCACGAACTAGCACAGATGGTGGTGCAAGCAAGGGAATACCAGAAGGCACGAGGCACGTTTATCGACGCAATCCTAAAGCACGAAGTAAACGGTAGGATACACGCAGAGCTACACCCATTGCGTAGCGATGACGGTGGCACTGTGACTGGTCGCTTTAGCTACAGCAACCCGAATCTACAGCAGATTCCAGCAAGACACCCAGAGCTTGGCCCTATGATTCGTAGTCTGTTCATCCCTGAGCAAGACTGCTTGTGGGGGTCATTTGACTACTCCAGCCAAGAACCACGTATCGTTGTTCATTACGCCAAACTAATGGGATTCCAAGGTGCGGCCGAGTTTGCTGACCAATACAACCAAAACCCACGCACCGACTTTCACCAGATGGCGGCCGACATTGTGGGTGTGCCTCGCAAGCAAGCCAAAGACATCAACCTCGGGTTGTTCTATGGCATGGGTACGAAGAAGCTCGCGGCAAGCCTAGGACTAGAATACGAAGACGCACAAGACCTGTTTGCCATGTACCACGACAAAGTACCGTTCGTAAGACAGCTAAGTGAGTACTGCACCAACCGAGCAAGCCAGCGTGGAATCATACGAACCTTGCTCGGCAGACGGTGTAGGTTTGACAAATGGGAACCAACCAAGTATGGTAGCTGGAAGCCCATGACCTATCAAGATGCCTACGCGGAACACGGCCCTTCTATCAAGAGAGCTTTTACTTATAAAGCACTCAACAAGTTGATTCAAGGTAGTGCGGCAGACCAGACGAAAGCGGCAATGGTCGCCCTTTATGAAGAGGGGATATTGCCCATGATACAAGTACACGACGAACTAGATATCTCCGTAGAAAGCGAGGTTCAAGCCAAGCGGATAACGGAGGTGATGCAGGAATGCGTTAGCTTAGAAGTCCCCTCTATAGTTGACGCAGAGTTTGGACCAAATTGGGGGGAAGCTAAATCAACCTTTGCGGAGAAACCATGGACAAGAGGATTAAAACACAATCACAGCGAGATGCTGACTTAATACTCAGACATACTGTACTGCGTAGATTAGATGGCGGTTACGTCAAGCGTTACCACACACGACCAGAGCTTGGTGATGATCAAGACGTTGCCTCCCATTCTTGGAGAGCGACCGTGCTATTACACACCCTTTGGCCTGACGCCAGCATGAACTGTCTACTCCACATGATGTACCACGATGTTGCAGAAGGTGAACTCGGTGATCTCCCCGCGACAACCAAGTGGCGACATCCAGCACTTTCCAAAATGATGAAAGAGCTTGAGGAAGCGGCAGAGGCAGACATGGGTATAACCTTCCCCATCAGCAAAGAGGAGAAAGGCAAGTGTGACGTAGCAGATAAACTAGAACTCGTGCTTCATTGCCATCGCTTGTTAAAGATGGGCAACAACTACGCGAGGGATGTATATGTACGAGGATTGAATTATATTTGGCAATACGAAGACCAGAAATGGTTTGAACCAGTTACCAATCTATTGAAGCAATTAGATGAAAGTTAATATTGTAATCGAGATAGATCCAGATGATCTTACAGTAAGTAGGATTGAGCATATCTTAGATAAGCTGTACCTGCTTACAGATTTGCTTGAAGGAATTATTGAAAGAGAAACGCAGAGCAAAGAGAACATACAAGAGCATTAGGTCTGCGTTACAATAATATTGTTCTACAGAAAGGGGACAATGATGAACATATTTATACTCGACTGGGACGTAACTACCTGCGCTCAATGGCATTGCGACAAGCACGTTGTAAAGATGCCACTTGAAACAACGCAGATGCTCAGCACAACACACTGGCGATACGACAACCCTGCTCCTTACAAGCCTGTCCACCAGAAGCACCCCTGCACTCTATGGGCAGGGCAAACGATCACCAACTATATGTGGCTCTGGAAACTTGGTATGGCTCTTTGCGAGGAGTATAGTTATCGTTATGGTAAAGTTCATGGATGTCAAAAGGTTCTACAACTACTACGATCCCCACCAGAGCGATTGACGGCTTATGGCTTTACCAAACCTGCTCAAGCTATGCCTGACGATTACAAGCATCGCGATACGATAACTGCGTATCAAACGTATTACATACACGACAAAGCGGATTTGTGTAAATGGAAAAACAGGCCGATACCACCCTTCATGAGAGAGACAATGTTGTCCCTTTCCGGAGAAGAGAAAAACGAGAAAGTAGCGTAGCAGTCAAACAGACTGACGTCGAAGTCTTACTCTGCTCACTCTGTGGATCTAAAGATTTCATGCTCTTGGCAGAAGCATCAGGCCAGATAGCTTGCTCAAACTGTGGCTTTTTAATAGGCGCAAACTGGCAAACAGACTACGAAATAACCTGAACAAATAAGACTGTACAGACTGGTATGTCAATAGGCATACTAGTTTTGCGTATACAGGGTAACTCAAAGAAAGGAGGTTTCCATGCGCATCACAAAACAACAAGCTCAATCACTCTACAATAAGTGGGTGCAGAATGACCAAGGTGTGTCTTATCTTGTGTTTCGTCGTTCTGCAGAACCGACGTTTGGCTATGACGATGCTATTGTCGTTAAGTGGTGTGATATGTGGCTCTGTATCGAAACCGATGGTTATTGTCATACATAAACTCATAAGGAGAAAGTTATGAAATCGCAAGAACTGCGTAGTAATCTCAATCAATTCATTGGCTCTATGGAGTTTTACAAGCAACCCGATTTTATGGGTGGGATGAAGTACAGCGAAGGAGTTAATTTCTTTGCTGAGAACGCTGGTAACGGAGCCTTCTGGTTCCTTGATATCATCAGCACGGAGGTGCATGGCAAGCATCCCGAGGCTTTCCTGACTCTTGCAGTAAAAGATGACAGGGCAGATATTACCGCGACCGACGGTAACGAAACCCAGATCTATAATCGTGCTATTGAATATACCGATGCACCGGAAGGTCTCTGGCAGTTTTGGTATATGAATGACACCCTCATCTTACCTTCGGAGTATTGATCATGGTTGCTAATGTTGATTTCGCTTGTACCTTTATCTCTGATCCAGGACACGGCTACCTGATAGTTAGCCGTCAGCAAATGCAAATGCTCGGGCTAAAAGAAGATGACTTCTCTGCTTTCTCGTACAAAAACAATGAGATAGCCCCGACACAGTACGCGCTAGAGGAGGACTGTGACTACCAAGTTTTCTGGCGCAGAGCGCAAGAACGTGGCATCAAACTCAAAATAACTGAGGAGTATACCAACGAAGAACACGCTGTCCGTAACTGGCCTTCCATCCACAGTATCCCGTTCTAGTATGAACTCACGCAAAGACTGGGCAACGGAATGCCCTATCTGCCACAAGGAATATGATCCGTTTGGAACTGGGGACAACTGGTATTCCGAGTATGATTGCGAGTATCCTGATACTTGCTTCTTTGACGGTTGGGAAGATCCAGCTGATCCAGAAAGCAATCCTAATAAGGGGGGAGAAAATGAAAATAACGAAAGTCAGTAAAGACTGGTACATCTTGAAATCGGAAGGTGATGATCGCACACTAACCATGTTCGGTTATTCTCGTGATCATGTCAAACAAAAGTTTGACTCCTACGTCCGCGATCTTGGATTAGAAGGCGTACGAAGAATACCGAAGATTCGTCAACACATGGAAAACTGTTCTTTCAAAGAGGCTGTTCCGTGATAGACAAGTCGCATTACATAAACCTGTAGAAAGAGGAATAAGACAATGAAAACCAAGAAAGGCGATATTGTGGTAGTTAACTCCATGGAAGAGGCTACGCTGTGGCTTGTGACAAAGGTCGATGGGTTCACGGTAAGTATCCGAGAGCTTCACCCTGAGATAATCTACAAGGAGCAAATTGTAGATGTTTCGATGCTGAAGAAGCCGACACGTAACCAGCTATACTGGCACATAATCCGCAACAGCAAGTAATCAACAACCAACTGGCCGAGCACCTGTCTGGAGAATTGGACAGGTGTTGTTTCTATAAACAATTGACACTCCGAGAGCAATTAAGAGTGGTTTCTAACTAAATCTTATATTATTGTTTACATACTGCTACATTGCAGTATTAATCAGCTAACTCAAGAAAGGAGTAAGTAATGGAAGAAAGTAATGACATATATTCTAATGATCGCCCTAGTGCTAGTGATCCTCTCGATCAACAGCCGTTTGAAGTAGCACATTGTGCTGACATCTCTGCTCGTGACGAAGCCATGCCGCTTCGTGATACACGAGAAATCCTAACTGACGAAATGCTTAACGTACCCGACAAGGGCATAGTCGCGCCTATCGTTGACTGGCAGTCGCGTATGATTACTCTGTTAGTTCAGGAGGTTAGCGTCTTACACGAGAAACTAAAGCTGGCAGACGAACGTCGTATGGGTACTTGGTTTCACATTGAACAGGGCATTGAAGGCACAATTGAAGCGGTTGTTGATGAAAAACTGCAAGACTTCAAAGACCATGTGTTTGACGACTACGTAGACGAGAAAATACTGCACTCTCTGCGCACACATGAAGAGGTTGTTGATGAAAAACTGGAAGACTTCAAACTCCATGTGTTTGACAACTTCGATATTGACGACTACTTCGACCTTAGTGACTACGGTTACGACATCGACGAGCGCATGAGAAACATCTTAACCGATGAGATTACGGAAATACTTCGCGACTCAACTCTTGAAATTAACGGTCGAATAATTGTATGAGGTGATGTATGAATCAGGTTACATTTAGAATAGATAGTGATAACAGTAGCGAATACTGCGATCGTTGCCAACAACTCGGTAACGAGACAGGTATAAAGATGCACCGCAGTCTGCCCACTCAAGTGTGGGCAGTTGAAGCATCGTTCAACGGTACTCTAGATGACAAAGAGTACGAAAACGATATTCGTTGGTTGAATATGTGCTCGGACTGTCTGTACGACGCAGACAAAGCTGAGCCAAACTCCAGCGAGGAAGTTACGGTGACCATGTCCGATGGTTCTCCGTTTAATACGAAAGGAATGTTCTTAATCCGCAATACACCTAAGAAAGAGGAGACAAAAAATGGGTCTTGATCAATACGGCTTTATCCGTCAAAAGAACGGTCAGCAAAAAAAGTTTCAATGGCGCAAACACTCTCGGTTGCAGGAGTTCATGCAAAAGCTCTGGCATGAAAAGGGCAATAGCAATGAGTTTAACTGCGAGGAAATGCCCTTAACCGAGGGAAACCTACAGTTGCTCAAGCAACAGATAGAGTCTGGCTTTGATGACAACTTTTGTGCTGGAGGCTTTTTCTGGGGGCATCAGTTCCAAGAGGATGCCGTCAAACAATACCAAGAAGAAGACACCCAGTTTGTCAACGAAGCACTTGATGCTGTGCGCAAGGGAGGCGAGGTTGTATATCGCTGCTGGTACTGACCATGGAAGATTGTGTACTCTGTAAAAAGCCGTTGGCCGAAGGAGCCAATGCGACAAACAAAGCTATCGGTTGGTTAGATGGCAACGATCCTTGGCCGCTCAGTCAGACAGGCAGGGCTTGCGATAAATGCAACGACAGCCGTGTGATCACAGCGAGAATTGCTGGGCTACGTCCAAAGGAGGCATAATGCGCAAAGTATCAGTAACTTTAGAAGAGTTAGGTCCCTGCAAGAGTGGATCTGGCAGTAAAAAATATCAAAAGTTCCTTGATCTAAGCACAGGCAAAGAAGCTCTGGTATTCAGCAATCGGGTGGAAGGTAAGCGATTCTGTAACCTTATCGGCCAATATCTGCGTAGGCATCCGGATCTTCCATTCAAACCTGTGACTCGCACTCGAGACGGTAAGTTCTACATCTTCAAGATGAAAAAGGAATGACCAAGTACGAAACTGTAACCAAGCTCAATGCACTCATGGATCTTACCAAGCGTGAGATCAAAGCCGTGAGTGCATTGTCTTTACGAGAGCTTCGTTTTACTGAAGAAGCCAAGTATGATACTTTTACGGACTTGATTGATGTGATTTGTCATAACAATCCCAAAGCCATTCAATCTTTTGACCAGTATGTCAACGGCAAAGCACGAGAGGTTGCCCAATTAGAAGCGAGGACAAAGCGCAATGTTTGAAGTCAAATACAGTGACAAGCAAGTGTACGAGGTAGCCAAGGATAAAGCCGATGGGATGTCCATGGAGGATATCTGCAAGAAGCACAACCTCACCGAAAATCAGGTGGACTATATAATCTACCAGCGATTGAAGAAAGAAAATGAGGAACGCGGCCTAGAGCCTGACGCAGTTGTGACTGTAGTCGACTCCTCGCCCGAAAACATATCCGTCTCCGCAACTATCACCGTAGGTAGCGTCACCGCCACAGGACAAACAGAAAAACAACCCGAGGTTCCCGCCCCTCCTCCCAGTTTGTTTAAGAAGCTGTTTGGCTGGCTACTCGGCAAGTAAATATGACCCCCTGTCGACGCGCTCAGACAACAATCGCACAGGGGGCATACCCACTACACCACCCACCAACTCCCAACTCCATAGACACTCGGAACACGCATCATGGTTTCTGATCCCCTAAAGCAAAAACAAGAAGTCCGCGAACGGTTAGCAGATGAGATAAAGCAGTATCTCAAAAACGGTGGCAAAATTCACAAAGTACCTTCCGGCGTCTCCGCAAAAGAAGAATCAATACTCATCGATTGGACTCGCAGGTCGAAAGATAGATTCGCAAAATAGGACTTTGCTATATAGGGGTAAAATGCGGATAGGATAAAAAACCATTTTTAACTTTCTTAAATATACGATATCACACTATATCCGTACTTTCAAGGAGTTAGGTTAAAAAAGATTCAATAATTCCAATATCTTGATCTGTTTATTCATGACTTTCTCGGTACGCGCGACCTCGGATAGTCTAAAAATAGAATTTTAACTTTTTTGGAAATCGACCTATTATGCAAAGTCTGGGACAACCTGTAAGGATTTAGAAATGGCTCTGGCAAAAGCAACTCACAAGCAGTCTTTGGATGTTGTGGCAAACCCACGGACAGAGAAGAATATCACCCCAATGCAGGAGGAGTTCTGCAAGATATTTGTATGCGAAGAAGTGAGCCAGACTGAAGCCGCCATTCGCGCTGGATACTCCAAGAAATCTGCCCATGCTTCTGCCTCACAGTTACTCAATGGCAGGGATTATCCCCATGTAGTAGAGAGAATCCGTGAACTGAAGCAAGAACTGGCTAGAAAATATGAGGTCAGCTTTGAGGGTCATGTGAAAAAACTGGCAGAGATCAGGGATGCCGCCCTGACAGGAGGAAACTTTGCGGCCGCAGTCGCGGCAGAAAAATCCAGAGGCCAAGCCGCTGGGCTCTATATAGATCGTAAAGAAATACTCCACGGACGGATTGATCAGATGAGTAAAGAAGAGGTCATGAAAGAAATCCAAAAACTCCAAGAGGATTTCCCCGCTCTTGCCGCGATTACATCTGGCAATCTAGTCATCGAAGGCGAAGTGACAAAAGAAGAGTAAAAGAGCCTTGCTCCTCTAAAGCTCTTAAAACATACTGTATATGTACCCAGCAGGGTGCATCTTCAACAACTCATAGAAAGGAGTTTTGTTATGGACATACATTGTCGTTTCTGCGGCGAACCTTGGGATCATGATTGCCTGCACGAATTTGGTGATTATGAGAAACGAGGCAAGCTGTTTGCTCAGTTCGGTTGCCCCGCTCTAGAGGACGAGGCAATCCCTACCGATAAATGCTCTAATGGTGTGGTTGATGAGAGAGCCGTTGCTTATGCGATAGCGGCACAACTCTTTTCTGACTATCCCGAGGACTGGGTGGAGTTATGAACTCCACCTTCTTTTGGAATGAACGACCAACGGAGGCGAATGAGAACGTGTTAGGATTTCAACCGCTAATCATCCCGCTGAGTTCAGAAAACTCTGAACGCGAAAACGATCCATGGATGCGTCTGATCATGGATTACAGTACCGACCTAGAACGCTACTCTATCTACGAAGAAGTTGATTGGGACACAGGTGAAACTGAGAGGTTCAACCTGCGAGTGTTCTCTGGTTTTGACAATGCGTACGAAGAACTCAAGGAACGATGCAAGACATACTGCGTCAACCTTGAAGAATCCCTTAATGAAGAGGAGGTTTCCCATGTCCTTAAAGACATATGAGTGGACAAAGCGGTTAGGTCAACAGCACCTATCAATGAACGATTCTAGCACGACGCTTTGCGGTATGCCGATGCTCGGTAACAATTATGCGACTGTGTTGGATGATGACGAAAAAACTCCATGCGACCAGTGTTACGAAATTTTGGAAGGGATAGCCTCACATGGCGAAGCCTGAGTCACAACTCTGGTCTAAACTCAAAGAGGGGACGCTCGGTCTCGGGGTGTTTTGGACACGCCTCGAGACTTGGGCAACTCCAGGAATCCCAGACCTGCATGGCATCAAAGGTGGTGTCTCGTTTTGGCTTGAGTTGAAGGTCTCTAAATTAAAGATCCTTAACAAGGTCGACCTGAGACCTCACCAGATAGCGTGGCAAACACGATATTCTTCGGTCGGAGGATCCGTCTGGAACTTGGTTAGCCACCCCTCCTCCCGATCCCTCAAATTATTTCGGGGAGAAAGAGCCATGGAGCTTGGGGAGGGAACCAAGACGCGTGAGCCATTGACCCCCGATTGGGAGACGGGAGTCCCTTATGATTGGGAGGGTCTTGTCTTCTTTCTTCTTACCCATTCCCAGAGGAAGAAAGACGATGAGCCGTGATGCGTGAGCCATGACGGGGAAATCCTCTTCTATCATCCTCTGTCCATGAATCATGAACCATGGATCATTATCAATCTTCCTCCCTTTCCCATTCCAGAGGAGATCAGATGATTGACGATGATTGATGATTCAGGGAGCATGGACGATGATTGATGATGAGGCGGTTCTTGACCGATTAAGAAAGACGCAAAAAGACTGGCAATGAATAATAATGACTGTATAATGAACAGTGTAAGGCAATAGTGCTTTACGAGTTCTTTATCAATTATTTCTCGTAGAAAGGAGATTTATCATGGCAACAGCCAAGACTAAGAAAGTCGCGCAGACTCAAACTGCCACCGTTAATTCAGCTGAACTCGTAGTATCTGACACAGAGATCACCTACGGTCAGATCTGGCAATTTGTCCAAGAACACGCTGGCGGTAATGAGGCGAACGTGAAAATCGTGCCTCTTGAAAATTGCGACATGGATAGTGCATCTCCAGTCCCGTTCGGTTATGGCGGTCGCGCTGGCGGTGTTCGTCAAACCATCCAAGACTGGATGCTGAGGGGAGTCGACGGTGATACCTCGCTCAAGGCCGTTCTCAACAAGGCCGCTCCGCTTGGTCACTCTCGCAAGAAGCCTGTCTGCCTCCACGCGCTCATGCACGGTGGTTACAGTCCTTCCTCAAAATACTGGATGACACCGTTCGTCAAGTTAGTTGTCCAAGGTTAGTTAGTGTCTGGGGAGCTTCGGCTCCCCTTTCCCTTTCCCATTCCAGAGAGGAAGATTGATGAAGATTGATGACTCAATGATTATGTATATATACATAATCATTATCAATCATCCTCAAAACTCTATTCCCCTACGATTATCTAAGACGGACAAACTGTTGTTTCATAAAAAGTCTAACGGCATACTGGCTTTGCAGTACCCAGTAAAAATCTTAAAACTCGTAGAAAGGAGATGATAATGCTAAATTTACCAGAAATCAACGAGCTCGGTTTGCGCAAATGGTTAGCAGATTATTATGAGGGCGGTGATTACGATCCTGATTCTAAGTTTTACATCACAACCCCGATCTGGTCTTTGTTACAGCCATACTTTTTTGATGACCAAAACTGGTACTGGTTAGACCTTGAGGAAGCGGCTTGTGGTGATTCCCCAGAAAAGTTTGACACGGCTCGTATTCTTTTTGGTAATCTTAGTTATAAGTTTGAGGAAGTCAGTGAGTTCAAAAGCACAGAGTTTGACATCTATCATACCTTGTCCCACTACAAAAATTCTAAGATTGAGGTCCTACAGCTTGCGTACAATGGGTGCAGTAGTCACGGACCTCTAGTTATGTATTTTATCAGGGAGGTCTAATAACTAAGGGGGCTTGTCCCCCTTTCTCCCTTTCTCCCTTTCTCCCTTTCCCATTCCTGAGAAACGAAGATTATTGATGACACACAGACTGAGAGGTATCTGTTAATCATTATCTGTTAATTATTATCTATCTTCCTCAACGCACGAACGAGTATATAAGACTGGTTCATAAAATATCTATTGCTATACTACGCTTGCAACATTACATAAACCTGTAGAAAGAGGATTGACTTATGTTCATCACAAAGAAATCAGAACTCACTGGCAATACCAACACTATTGACATACCAGTAACCGAAGAGCAGATTCACGCTTGGATGACAGGCACGTTCATTCAAGACGCCATGCCTCATATTAGCGCGGACCACCGCGAGTTCCTCATGACAGGCATTACGCCTGACGAGTGGGAGCGGTACTTTGGCAAGGACGAGTAAGGGGGCAGTCATGCGATTTATACAATCTTTAGGTGCTATCTGTTTCCTAGTAGGCTTTATCGGCCTACTAGGATTGGCAGGTAACGAAGAGCTTGATATATTCCTTATCCTATTGTTCTCCGTTCCGTTCTTGATTGTTATGTGTCTCGGGGGTGTGCTGGCGTCATGGCATTCCCGATGATCCTTCTTCTTCTTTTCTCATTGGCTATGGTCAGCCAGCACATTCTGCGCTGACCATTCCCTTTCCCATTCCCATTCGAGCAAGATCAA